GATTACACCATCACCAAAGTAAATTTCAAATTTTCCATCTTCTACTTCTTTTAGAAAATAATTAGTTGCAGTATCACTTACTGATGTAATATCTGTTGCTCGTGTATATGTAGATGTAGTTGTATCTGTTGCAGAAGTTTGAACTTTAACTGTAAGAGTATCTGTATCTACTAAATTACTTGTTATAACAAATCTTTGGTCAACATTAGCTGTATCAACAATATATTTTGTATTTACATAAGTACCTTCATAAATTTTTAAATCATTAAATCTTAATATTCCATCAGTTGATAGTGTAGTTATATCAGATACAGTTACAAAATTATATGTTGTATTATTTACACTTGTAGAAAATTTTGTGCCAGCACTTATTGTCGCACTTGCAAGTGCAGTGTTATTTAAAGTAACATCTATTGTTGCAATAGGAGCTGAAACAGATGATGGTGTATATCCCAACATCTTTGCATGAGAAACTATACTTGAACGAAGAGCAGCACTATCAAGGAACATTTCATTTGCTAACATATTCATATTAAATCCTAGATAGTGAGTATTGTATGCCAACAAATCTAACAGAACTGACATACCAGAACCTTCAAAATCATAATCAGTAAATTCGTTTTGTGCTTTTAAAAAGGTTTTTAAATTTGCTTTGACCTCATCAAAATCAAATTCTGTTACCGTTAATCTTTTATTGTTTGTAGCCATTTTATCTTATTCTCTCTAACATTAAATCTAAAGTTTCTAATTCGGTTGGTGCATTAACAACATAAAATTCTACAGTACAATTATATGCGTTTCTATCTAAATCTTCTAATGCTCTAACACCAGTTAATCTTGCTCTGGGTTCAAAGTTTTGTATTACTTCTTCTATTTGTTTGGTTAATAATATTGCACTTGATGGTGTCATTGGTTCAAATAATGTTCCTAATATGTTAGAACCAATTTCTGGGTGAAAAGGTCTTTCATAATGATTAGTTAATACAAGATTGCGAATTGACCTTTTAACTGCTTGAACATCTGTGACTTTATTTATATCTTTATCAGAACTATTTTTTTGAAAAAACAGATTTAAATCTTTATAAATCTTTGCACTACGAGTTGATTCATTAGTCGCTTGTGAATCAGTATGTCCACCCTTTATAAATGTTGTATAGTTTGCCATGTTGTTGCAGAACTCCTATGTCTATTTATAACAATAATGTCTAAATTTAATCCTCTTGCATAAATTGACTTATAATAGAAAGTTTATTAATATCTTCGACTTTATATAAAGTATAGGTAACAAGTATTTCATCACCAATTTTGATATCTTCAATAACATCAAGAAACCATTTATGTCCTTCTTGTGTCTTTTTTGTATTTGGTGACATGGAATGATTATAAAAACCACCTAATGGTGTTCGGAATATTTCTGTATCAATAAGCATATGAGATAATCCCAATCTAGTTCCTTTGGATATATCATCGGTAGCGAATATTCCAATTCCGTGTATTCCACTTTCTTTTATTGTTAATCCTTCATTTAAAGGTCTATAAAATTCTGACATTGATATATCTCTACACATGAGATTAATTCCCCGTATATTTTGTTTTTACCGTACCTAATTCTGTTTTTGCACTTGATGTTTCAATCGTTATAAAACTTTCCCAATCAGCTAATATCTTTTCACTCCATTCGCCCCCATCATTGTATAATTTTTCTAATGCTTGTTTTTTTGCTTTAACATTTCTTATTCTATTTGAAAGTCCTTTTTTATCACCAGTTACTTCTGTATCTTCTATACCAGTTGGTCTATATTTTTTGATAATAGTATCTGCATTATCAAGATAACCAAGAAACTCATAAAATGGTTCATTAAATCTAACTTGAAAATCTATCTGTTCTTTACTGATATCAATGTTCTGTTCTTTTTTTATGTTAGCAATAAAGGTATCGGTAGATGTTGTTTTTTGTCTTAAATTTTCAAATTTAAATTTTACTATTGCTGGGTGAGTATCAAAACTATCATCTTCTAATAAATTATTAAAAATATCTTTATCTATAACTTCTAATTCTGATTTTATATTATCACTATATACCGTACCATCTGAACTTCTTTTAATAGTTACTTTAGATGCTTGTTTTTCATATTCACTTTTTGATTTATCTTGTGTTGCAGTTGCATCAGCAGTTATAGTATTTGTACCTGTATTTTGATTTTCTGTATCAGTTGTGATTGTGGATTTATCTTCTTTTTCAGCACCTTCTTGTGCTGTCTTTGGTTTTACAGCTTTTTCAACTACAACTGAACTTCCACCAGATATTTCAAAATTAGGAATATTCTTTACAAGATTTTTTGTTAATCCTGCTTGGTCGAAAGAAGAAAGACTTGATACATCTACACTTGATTCTACATCTGAAATAATAGATGTTAAATCCTTTCCCTTTCCAGATAATGCAGTACCAAAACTACTTTCAAGAGAAGATAATTTACTTACACCTGCAGTTGGATTAGATAAATTCAAATTGATTAAAGATGACAGTTCACCTTGTAAAGATGTTGTAGGTGTATCTGGAACTGCTGGCATTAAACCCGATACAGTATTTTTTAAAGTTAACATACTTGTACTAGCAAGACTTTTCACAGTTGATGCAGACGATTCTGCATTTTCTAATACTAATTTTTTTACATCTTCTCGTTTTTCTGTTACAAGTTTTGCAGATTCATTAATACCACCAAATTGTGGTTTTGGAAGTTTTTGTTTAAATGTAGGAAATGCCATTTATATTTTCTCCTATAATCCTGCAACATGTACTGTACTGTTATCTGTACCTGTTCTAGTTGTTGTAGTAGTAAAGTCTGTTTTACCTGTTACTCTAGTAGTTTTTGTATTTTCTTCAACTCTTTCACTTTTAACACCTTCAAAATAAAATGCTGAAGTACTCTTATATTGTTGTATAGTAGCACCAGTAATTGCTGTTGTTAATGATGAATTATAAGTTTCTGTAATTGCACCAGTAATTGTTTCAGTTAAAGTTCCCGCTACCGTATGTGTTTCATTCGCTTCAGTTTCAATAGTTAAATTATCAGCAGCTTTTATATTCATTACATCTCCAGATTTCATACTTATTGCCCCGATAGATGTTTGAAGATAACTTCCAAATGATGTTGAAGTCATATCGCCCATAACAAATGAACTAGAATCTCCCATGATTGATATATCATATGCTCCGTTAATATTGCTAGTTAAATCTTTTTCTATTGTTTGTATATAATTCTCACCAATTCTAGTTATGTAATCTTCACTAATATTTTCTGATACATTTCCTCTTATTTCTTGTCCAAGATTTCCACCAGATTCTCCAGTACCAATTTTTACATATTTGTTTTTATGAAGTTTCTCAGTATAATCTCCTTCTACTTCTAACACATAATCGCCTTTGATTAACTTTCTAACATCGCCTTCGACTGTGAGATTAACATTGCCTTTAATGTAGCAATAATCATCGCCTGCTGTTATCTGATAATTATCTTTTACAATCTTGGTTACGACAGTTCCATCTGGGTGTATTTCTTCAAATGTTCCTACTCTATGATATTTAAGTAATCTCTCACCGCCTGGACTATCATCTATTTCATGGATATGTCCACTTTCACTTTCATGCACATGATTGTATGGATATATTGTAGCACTATTGGATTTTGGATTAGGTTCGTCAAATGTGCTACGTGTTTCTGCTTCAGCATAATCTTCTATTGTTTCAAGAAAAGGTTTTGTAGCAATTGGAAGACTAGTAAGTCTAGTAATTCTTCTATTATAAAGGGATTGGTGTGTTTCTCCAATAGCACCCCTTGCTAATGAATTGGTATCATTATCTCCTATGACTTTAGGATAAATTCCTTTTGGGTCAGAAAATCCTTTTGTTGTATCTACATTATTTTTATTATATCCAGGCAATGTACCCATAATAATAGGTTCTTGTTTCTGAATAGCATCTTTAAAAAATCCAATTACCCATGTTCCCTCAACCATGAATGGTGGAGTATTTCCCATACCATTCATTGATGGATTCGTAATCGGGTGCATAACTTCTGCCCATGGCAAAGTTTCAGTTGGTATTTTATTTAAATCTTCTGTATGGTATCCTAAACAACGAACACGAACTCTACCAAGTTTATCAGGGTCATCTCTATCTTCTACAACACCAACAAACCAAGCAAATCCATCTTGCCCCATAAAATAATTTTCATTCATATGTTAATCCACAAAATTGCCAATTTCAGGCAAGTCAACTTCCTCTTCACAAGAACTATCACATGAACATTCAGTTTCACATGAACATTCTGTTTCACATGAACATTCTGTTTCAGATGAAGATTTTGTTGCAGTGGCATAACTGATATTTGATATCACATGATAACCATTTTGTTCAGTATAATATGTCATAATATTCTCCTATTTCATTGAATATTTATAAGGAATATTTCAATTTAATCTTGTTTTCCCATATTGTCGTAAAACCCCGAAATTATTGACTTTTTTTTTCAAAACTTGACTTGTCAGCTGAGGATGTTATACTTATATAGTGAGGTTGAGAGATAAGCTAAATATGAAAAAAACAAAGATTATGAAACCTGTTGGGTTACCAAAAAAATTAGTTGCGAAATTACTTGCAACTGAAAATATTGATGTTGTATCTGAAAAGATACCAACAGCATATTTCGATTTAAAAAGTAGAAAGATTGGAATTCCAATATGGGAAAATGTATCCCAAG